AGATGCGCATTGATCTTAGCCTTATGTTTACCTGGAGGGCTATTGCTAAGCTCCGCAATTCTGCTTCGACCAACCTTCTCATCATGGATGAGGTCTTCGACTCGTCGCTTGACGTCGGCGGCACGGAAGAGTTCATGAAGATCCTGGACGGTCTGACTCAGGATACGAATACGTTTGTGATCAGTCATAAGGGCGATCAGCTCTATGATAAGTTCCACTCGGTGATCAAATTTGAAAAGCACGCTAATTTTAGTAGGATGGCAGCATGAACAAAATTAAAAATTGGCTATTAACAACATATGTTATTATGGGTTACGGCTGGAAATTTCGTATTAGATATTCTCAGGCAAAGAAGAGAGTGTTTTGTTCTTTGAATAGGATAGCAGCATGATTCGTGAACTTGTAGATTGTAATGATCCAATTCTCAAGCAGAAGACTGAGAACTTCGACTTTACAAACCCGCCAATTAACCCCGTAGAACTCTATAATGATCTCGCTGAGACCATGAGAGAGAATGATGGTCTCGGTCTCGCCGCACCACAGGTAGGTCTTCCCTACCGTGCATTTGTCATGCGAGCCGAGAATATCATCGGTGTGTTTAATCCTAGGATCGTTGACATCTCTAGCGAGATGGTGTATCTTGAAGAAGGATGCTTGAGCTATCCGAACCTATGGGTCAAAGTCAAGCGACCAAAGAAGATCAAGGTTCGTTTTACACATCCTGACGGCCAGACCGAGACCCGGGTCTTTGACGGCATGTCTGCTCGTGTGTTTCAGCATGAGTTTGATCATCTTGAAGGCATTGTTCATACTAAGCGTGCCAACCGCTATCATCTTGAACAAGCAAAGAAGCTTCAGGCGAAACTAAACAAGGGCACACCGGTGACTGCAAACGGTTTGCGAATTAAGAGTTTGACCCCAGAAGCAGAACAGCTTCTAGAAGCCCTCAAAAACTAATGTACACTTTTGAAAGAGTGTGGTAAGAAGATTATGAACTATAGATATTTTCTTTGGTGGCCAGGCTATCTTTATATTGCCATAACATACTTTTTTACTCACGAATGGGGGCGAAAAAGATCCGTGGCTAAGACCGGTAGACGCTGGAAATATAAAGATCAGTTAGCTCCAATTGTGTCTATTCCGATATATCTTATTACAATTCTTTTAATGCTTGGTTCACAGGCTAATCAGTAAAATAAAGATTCCAACAAGGAGATTATAATGAGTATGGATTGGGTAAGTGATATTGAAGATATGCACACCAAGTACGGTGTGAATGAAAAGGTGCATCAGTTTGACGCCGAGAAGCTGAAGCAGTTCCTCGAGTTTCGTGTCAAGTTCCTTGAAGAGGAACTGAATGAACTGAAGGATAATATGGACAATCCTGAAGAGATTGTTGATGCCCTTATCGACCTGTGTGTGGTTGCTATCGGCACTCTGAATGCATTTGACGTGAATCCTCGTCTTGCATGGAATGAAGTACACGACGCAAATATGAATAAGCAAGTCGGCGTGAAGGCAAGCCGGCCGAATCCACTCGGGTTGCCGGACCTGATCAAGCCTGAATGGTGGGTTGCTCCGGACCATAGTGGCAATCACGGTTTGTTATCAAAACTAAAATAACTATGTACATTTTATTCGGGTTGGTGTAGGGTGGCCTTATACCAACCCGAAAGGTTTTGTATCATGTCTCAAAAATACGAATTGATGGCCGACTGTGTAATTGGCAACTACAATCTATATAAAGACAAACCAGAACACCGTCAGATGATGATCTCCGCATTCCGGAATGTTATTTTTGACTGCCCGATTATTTTTACCGGATTCGTCTCTAAAAAGGGCCAACATCTTAAGGTATCTGAGCTGGTCAAGGAACATTTTTATCCTCGACAAGCCAGTGCTCACAAAATGTTTGAGATGCTTGATGCTGGTGTTACAAAGGAAGAACTGACCGCCTTTATTATAAAGGTATGCCAGGTTCATTATGTGACCAAAGAAGAAAATGAGGCTCTGAAGAAGTTTCAAAAGATTGGTTCTGGGTATGATACCTGGGAAGAACAATACGAAGCAGCCCAAATCGAACTAGTTCCATATGTCCGCAAGACGGCTAAAAAATATGTGTACATTATTGAAGGTGTGCGGTATAATAATATTCTTGACGTAATGAAAAAATATAACTGCTCTCGGGCCGCGGTGAACAACCGATGTGTTAAAGATAAGCGTGGCTTGTATCCAGATTGGAAGCGTGAACGTATATAATGACTGAACTATTAGAAAAAATGAAATCCATCTTCGATGACATCGGAGAGGTGACTATCACTGAAGAGTTTATTCGACTTCGTGATGAAAAACGTGGGCATCTTCGTCAAGGCAATCGATCTGATTTTAAGTTTACGAAGGATGTCGATTGTTTGATGCTCGAGGAGTGGCTTATCGCCTTAGGTAAGGTTGACGCACCTCTTCTTGAGCATCATACCAAAGGCGGAGCATGTGTATATGACTGTCGTGTAGATACTGCATACATCGATTTTAAGTGCATTGATATGAATCTGTACTACAATGTGTCGAAGGAAAAACTCGAGACACATCCATGGGTACAACAGGGAGTGGATGACGGTCTCCTGACCGACTATTGCTTCTACCGCATGTATCGTCCTGAAGATCGTCCTCTTCGGGCCGGCGATGTTGTGCGTTTTGAACTTATCAATGTACTTAATTCTCAATACGTATTAGATTCATTACAGCCGTCGCAATACGGCGGCAAGTTTTATAGGGTGCCAAAATATGTCTAATGAACGCGAATCAGTAAAAGTCCTGCAAGAGTGCATCGAGTTGCAGCTCAAGAAGTCTCAGGATTATCAGAATCCCAACTCGAACGTGGTGCAGGCAATGCACTATCGTCGTGGTGTCGACTCGATCCATGACACGATGCATGGCAAGATGCTTCGTGCACAGTCTCTGCTTGAGTCTGGCTCGACTGCTAACTTCGAGTCGCTCGAAGACACCTATAAGGACCTGATCAACTACGCCAGCTTTGCCGTCTCGTACATTCGTGGCAAGATGGAAGGCCAGGATCCGAACCGTGACTATCTCAACCGACCAAAGAAGGTGAAGTTCGATGCTTAAGGTCGAGTATATTCGTGATTACTTCATTCAAGAACTGAAGTCAGAACGCTTTGTTGTTGATAAGACCGGTGTCAAGACTATCGAGATGATCGGTGCCACCTTCGAGGCAAATGAACCGATGATCTTTGGTGAGGTCAATGAGGACTATGTCGAGCGCGAGCTCGAGTGGTACAAGTCGATGTCTCTTTATGTCGAGGATATTCCTGGTAAGACTCCGGCTATCTGGCAGCAGGTTGCCGACCGTTCTGGCAAGATTAACTCGAACTATGGCTGGGCTATCTGGCACAAGGACAACTACCTTCAGCACTCTCGGGTTCTCAATGAACTGACCTTCTCGCCGAATAGTCGTCGTGCTGTGATGATCTATACTCGTCCTTCGATGTGGGAAGATTACAACCGTGATGGTATGAGTGATTTCATGTGCACCAATACGGTTCAGTACATGATTCGCGACAATCAGCTAATTGCTGTTGTTCAGATGCGTTCGAATGACGTTGTCTTTGGTTATCGTAATGATTACGCATGGCAGAAGTATGTTGCTGATCGTCTGTCTGCAGACCTGAATCTCACAAAGGAACCACATATCATTTGGCATGTTGGTAGTCTTCACGTTTATGAGCGCCATTTCGATAAGGTAAAGTAATGAACAAGTGGACACGCCGTTATCTGGATATTGCCGGTGAAGTTTCAAAGTGGTCAAAGGATCCGTCCGTCAAGGTCGGCGCCGTTGCAGTAGGAACGAAGGGGCAGATTCTCAGTCAGGGTTATAACGGTTTTCCACGTGGTGTCAAGGACACTGCTGATCGTTATGAAAATCGTGAAGAGAAGTATAAGTATGTTGTGCATGGCGAGATGAATGCCATCTACAACGCATGTCACTCTGGCGCTTCTCTTGATGGTGCAACGTTGTATGTAACTGGGTTGCCTGTCTGTTCTGAGTGTGCAAAGGGTATCATTCAGGTTGGCATTAAGCGTGTGATTATGGAGTACCCAAAGGATATTCCTGATCGCTGGCGCAATTCAATGAAGACCACATCGCAAATGTTCAAAGAGTCTGGCGTCGTATTTCTTACTTATGAAGTATAAAAATTATGGAAATGACAGAATATTATGATGAGTATCTACGATACTTTGAACTGGCCAAAGACCAACAGGCAAAGTGCAACCTAGGCACGATTCCATACCTTGAAAGTAATATGAACGACGATCTCCTCGAGAACGTCGAACTCTATGACGTCGTAGAACGGAAGTTTGCCGGCTTCTCTCAGATCATTAACGACGTCTTCTATGGTTGGACACCAGAACATCCATACTTCCATAAGATGGAAAAAGGAATCCATACACGCGAACGTGGGTACATTGCGCGCGATTGGACGGGCAAGCATGCTGATTTTAGTCTCCCAGAATGGCTGTATGTCTTCATCTTGCATCGTGTAACTGGCTCTGGAATCAACTATTCGAAGAAGCCATCTGGTTACCATAATACTGCCAGCGGGTTCGAACTACAAGAAGGGTGGCGACTACTATCTTTCGGAGTTTGCTCCTCGACTGGCAAGAGATCTTGCTGAGTGGCTTGAAGGCAGTAATACCAAGAGAGATCTTCGAGAGATCGGTGACTGGATGCTGTCATGGAACGTTGCGAACGGCCTTCGTCAATATAAGTTCCAGTATGCAGCGGTTGTAGCAGACATTGCCGATTGGTATCCTCAATACTGTAATCTCGACAGTCCATTCTACTACGGTACAAATGCAGTCGAGTGCATCTCGTACTTGGCAAACAACACTGATAGGTTAAAGCAGGAAGCATTCCTTGATAAGGTAATGGAGAAGATTTATGCCGATACAGGCGCCTACCCATACAACGCAGAGGATGTATGCTGCGACTTTATCAGATATTTAGAAAACTACGTCAAACCAGGATCAGATTATGATCATTTAGATCTTGACAATCTTTGGAATTCCAGTAATTTTATTCATCCATATGGTCGCCAAAAACCAATGCTGGAACTAGGATTGATAAAAACATTTAATGGAATTAAATCACACCCGTCAGACAATAAAATTTTATCTGACAACGGAATGTCTGAGATTGAATATATCAAGAAGGTAAAAGAGATTTATCCAAACGCCGTTGTTCCCAATAAATTCTTCTAGCTTCGGCCATTTTTAATTTTGTTTCTGGTGAATGTGATTTACCAGCCATGGCTGATTTGCCATACATTGGGTTCTTTTCTCCAGCAAATCTTCCTTTTTGAACTTTAGATATTTTCATCTTGTGTTCGTCAGAAAGTGACTTTCCTTTCCAATACGGGTTTGTTTTTGATGGATTATTATTTGTTTTCCATGCATGATTTTCTATAGATTTTCTGCCAGAAGCGCCTTCACCGCCATCTGTAAGATTTCTTAATATGCCTGTACCAAGATCTTTTCTTCCATACCATCTGATATATCTTCGTTCTAATGCTAATGCCCCAACATCAGACAAATTAGTTTCTAAAAATACTATTTTGGATCGATCTTTTGGCACAGGAATAAAATGGGATTGTTGCCGATAAGCTCTATTGTCTTTGCCTTTACCAATATAATATGGGGATCCATCATTTCTTAGGTATGCATAGACATAATAAATAAGCATAGCTGGTTCTCCTATAAGAATTAGAGTAGATGGGATGCCGGTCCGCGATCTACACTTGTATTTATCTTTTTTTTCGTTATGGAGATCTGTCATGAGCCACAATAAACATGTAATCGATGGTTATAACCAAGACGTAGGATATCGTAGTTGGGAAGAAGCCAAGGAATATTACCTTGAACTAGCCGAGACGTGGACTGATCCTTATCCGGATCCTGTAGTGACTGTGCATGATGGTGTACGGTGTGTTCGTGACGATTTGATCACAGGAACCAAGGTTCGTGGTGGTGACTGTCTGATCTCTCGTAGCAACGCATCGACGATTGTGTATGTTCAGCCACGTACCGGTCTGGCTGGTGTGTCGATTCTTGATGTGGCCAAGCGCCATAACAAGAAGGTGAAGTTGTTCATGCCATCGGCTCAACGTATCTCTCACCATCAGGCATGTTGCATCGAACAGGGTGCAGAGGTTTCTTTCCATCGTATTGCTGCGATGCCGAACCTGAACAAGATCGCCAAGGATTGGGCTGATCAGCACGAGGATGCTTTCTTCGTTCCTCTTGGATTGAAGCATGAACTGGTGACGGCAGGTATCGTCAAGACTGCATCAAAGATTGAAGAGCCGGAGGAAGTGTACGTTGCTATCTCGACTGGCGTTCTTTCGAGAGCGATGCAGATCGCGTGGCCGAATGCCAAGTTCCACTCGGTTGCAGTGTCACGTAACCTGAAGGCCGGTGAACTTGGTCGTGCCGAGGTTATCTCTGATCCGATGGCGTTTACACAGAGCGAGAAGCCAGAGAACCTGCCACCGTTCCCATGCATCGATACATATGACGGCAAGGTGTGGAAGTACATTCCAAAGAATACCGGCCGCAACATCCTTTTCTGGAACGTCGGCAAGGAGCCGGTACTCAACGATCCTACCATCTACGACCGCGTAGATAGTTATCGTGACTGGCCAAAAAACGATGTACATTATGCGACACTTGATATATAAGGGTAAGATATGAGCATTCTGATCACATCTCCATTCACCCACATCTCGTCCAACATCCATTCGCATCGAGCTGCGCAGGCTGCGATCTATGCGGAGCAGTTGAGTGTTGAGCACAGTCCTAACGTTCACCTTGACCGGACCGGCAATATTGCTCCGGATCCGAACGCCTTTGATGACGTATATGTCTATCATGGCAATGACTGGGGTGGTTCGCTGAATCTCTTCGGTGGTATGAAGAACTATGGTAACATCGATAACCTGATTCGGTATTCGAAGATCAAAGGTCCTGTCTATTCGCTGTGGATCGATCACCCTAAGTACTCTGAGATGCTTGAGCCACGTATGAAGGGTGAGATCCATCCTGACTGGCACAAGGTCGATTGGGATAATCTGAAGAAACTTGAGAACACTGCGATCACTGTTCGTGAGATCGAGTCGGTCAATCGTGTAGTTGCTGGTGACAGCCATGCTATCTGTATGTACCGGCCTGGTTGGTTCGTCAACTCTGTCCCGTTCAAGACGTTGCATGGTGCTTTGAAGCAAGGTCTGCATACTTTCATCGAGCCTCATCATGAGATCGCAGAATTCTACTTCGGTAACATCGACGTGCGTCATCATCTACTGCGTCAACCAGATCCTGAGAAAGCAGTGCGTGATCTTGCAAATAGATACTACGAACAACTATCTCAGCTTGATCTTGCCAAGGTATATGCATACGAGTTGCTTCCTATCGAGAACGAATCTCGTGCACTTCCGAAGACCGGTTACTATAAGGGCACCCCGTTCTATGGATCTTGGGATCAACGCGATGCAGCTCGTTTGATCTTCAAGGACGAGATGAAGAAGCTCTGCTCTCAAGGCAGCGTCAACTTCATCGAATGGGTCGACTATCTCATGAACGATAAGGGTGAACTCGACTTTGAACACATGGAGAAGCCGAAGTCTGTTCACCTGTCACGAGCATCATATCCACACTGGCAAGGCCGTAAATGGTCTGGCCTTTCTGAAAACGCACCTGCAACACTAGAGGACTTTTTTGCATAATGAAAAACTTTGAAGAAGATTATTTCTTGAAACCCACCGTAGCCGGTCAAATCAATTATAAATATAATGAGGGAGAGCTGATCGATCAGATCGAGGCCTACATTAATGCTACCTACAACCAGCATTACTCCCGAAATAAATTCCAATCAACAGAATTCATCATCGATTGTGGCCATGGAACCGGCTTCAATATCGGCAACATGATGAAGTACACTCAGCGCTATGGTCGTAAGGGTGATCCTGCTGAATGGCGAAAAGACCTGATGAAGGTTATCCACTATGCAATCATGCAACTCTATGTACACGATCTAGAATATAAAAAGGATTAATTATGGGTATTGAAATTAACGTTCCGATTGAGAAGCTTCGTGCACGTAAGCTCTTTGTGGCTGCACCAATGTACGGCGGTCAGTGTGCTGGCATGTTTGCTCGATCGATTGCCGACCTCTCGGCCCTCTGCACACACTATGGCATTCAGGTCCGATTCTACTTCCTCTTCAACGAATCGCTGATTACTCGTGCACGTAACTATTGTGCCGATGAGTTCATGCGTTCGGGTGATACTCACATGATGTTCATCGATTCGGACATCGGTTTCAACTTCAGTCGGAGAATCCGGAAGACGACGACTACGACATTATCGCTGGCCCTTATCCCAAGAAGTGCATTAGCTGGGAAAAGATCAAGCTTGCCGTTGACAAGGGTTTTGCTGACGAAGATCCTAATAGTCTTGAAAAGTATGTTGGCGACTACGTCTTCAATCCTGCTGGCGATCGTGGTGAGATTCCTCTTGGTGAACCGGTTGAAGTTCTCGAGGCTGGCACTGGATTCATGATGATCCGCCGTAACACTTTTGAGAAGTTTGCTGAAGCCTATCCTCAGCAGATGTACCGTCCGGATCACGTTCGTACTGAACACTTTGACGGTACCCGTGAGATCATGGCCTTCTTTGATACTCCTATCTGCCCAGACACGAAGCGTTACCTGTCAGAAGACTACATGTTCTGTCAGTGGACTCGTAAGGCCGGTATGAAGGTATGGTTCTGCCCGTGGATGCAGCTGCAGCACGTTGGCATGTATGTCTTCGGTGGCAGTCTTGTTGACCTGGCTCAAATTGGTGCCGCAGCAACTGCAGACGTTTCGCAGCTCAAGAAGAAGTAAAATATTGATGTACATTTATACGCAGTCGTACTATAGTGGTAAGACTGCGTATAAGTCCTTATAACATGGAGATATATTATGAAGCTTAACTCGAATACTACTCAGATCCTCAAGAACTTCTCGTCGATTAATCAGAACATCATGATCAAGCAGGGCAATCAGGTTCGAACCATCTCGCCCACGAAGTCTGTCCTTGCTCGTGCATTTCTCAACCAGGAATTTGATGCCACCTTTGCTATCTATGACCTGAGCCGATTCCTTGGCACGATCTCTCTGTTCAATGAACCAGAACTGACCCTCAAGGACTCGTATGTTGAGATCGCTGAAGGCAATAACAAGTTCAAGTACGCCTTTAGTGACCCGTCGTTGATCATGGTTGCTCCGGACAAGGAGATCCAGATTGCTGATCCTGAAGTTCGCTTTACTCTGACTGAGGAAGCCCTTGGTCGTGTCATGAAGGCACTGAGTGTTTCGCAACTTCCAGACATCGCTGTCACCGGTATCGAAGGCCGCATCCTACTGCAGGCATGTGACACCAAGGGTTCGACCAACGACTCGTTCAGTGTTGAGGTCGGCGAGACCGATGCAAACTTCCGTATGGTTTTCCGTTCGGACAACATCAAGCTGATTCCTGGTAAGTACGACGTTTCCATCTCGTCAAAGGGTCTCAGCCACTTCAAGGGCGAGAATGTAGAATACTGGATCGCCGTCGAATCTAACTCTAAGTACGACGGTTAACAGTTCAACTGTTAATTAACAGTTGGTGACTGGCCACCATAAGATGCCAGCGTATAAGAGGCGCCCTCTGGAAGTTTGACTTCGGGCGAAGCGGTCGATACGAAAAG